TGCGTTAAGAGTTCTTACAGCCTTCTTAGTCATTTGTATATCCCAACGTGCTCGACTAGGCAGGTTTGCTGTCTGATCACTAGTAAGAGACAAGGTGGCCTTGCCGTTTGCAACATCTGTAATATTTACGTTAAACGTTGCAAGTACTAGCATTGCTCCAGAGTACGAGCGAATCTGAGATAGAATGCTGTAATCCGTAAGGGAGAACGGGAAGTCAATAGTAACCTCAAAGGAGTCACCCCGGTATAGATTGATATCATAAGTTTGTACGCTACTAATAGTCTGATCCATGTATGTAGCAATTGGGATATGGACGCGCTGTGGGTAACCACCATCGTCCAATTCTTGAGGCTTGTAAATAGGTACGTAACGGTTGGTACGCTGAGAAATCTTGCGAACCGTAACAACTTCAATTCTGTGTAGACCTACACCTACAAATGTGCATAGTTCACGGTACTGCTCTTTACGAGCCTGAACCATCTCCATAAGCTGGCGGTAACGCTCAGAACGAGGGATAGATACACCGTCAGGGGCTTGGATATCAATGTCATAAGCAGAATCAGTAGCCAACGTAAACAAAGCCATAGTAGCGGCTAGCAATACAATTGGGTATTCCTCAACCATTGGTAGATTACCAAGAGAGATTTTAGAGCCATAAGCATTAGATTCAGTACCAGCGTGCTGTACAAAAGCAATGTTGATGTAGTTCTGAATCTCAGCATCAGTAAAGTATCTGTAGTACACCCCAGCTACTGTAATTACCGTATTAAGCGTAGGGGCCGTAGCAAGCGTTAGAAGGCCCGTATGTTCCTCAATAGTACTCGTACTAGAGATATCAGTAGAACCGCTCTTAACGGTCATCTGAGAGCTGTCTACGGGGTATTTATCGGTAGTGCCTGAAATGACCTTAAGGTCAGTGCCATTTATCGGGTAATGAGATAGGTTAAAAGTCTTTGTCACCCCATCGCCTACGAAGGTTTCAACAAACGTCTTACCAACGTCAGTGAGTTCACTTCTTAGGCGATTAGATAGGTCTGCAACAGTTGCCACGAATGTATCCTTTGCTAGCGACTACTAAATCCATTATCTACAAAATGCCCTGATTAATCTGTATAAAAAAGCTCGCACCTACGGGAGGGCGGTCGTAGGTGCGAGCGGTCTAACAAAGCCGATTAGAGGCGGTCGTACAAGTAGCCCTTTTCTTTCAAATGGTCTGCTACGTGTACTGGAACCTTGTACTTCTGTCCGACTTTAAAACTGTAGTGGTTTCCTGCACCAATGGTAACCATATCTAGATCTTCTGCTACACGAATAACAGTCGTGTTATCAGCAAGATCTACGCCAACGCTCTCTACTTCGTCAATAACGGTAGGTGCATCTGGCTTAGTAGACAAATCAATTGTCTCGGTTTCCAAACGTACTGCTTCAACGGCGTTAACCATTGATAGTTCTTCGGCACGACGAGCCTGCTCGGTTGCCTGGTCTTTGATCATCTGCTCGCGCTGACGACCTGTAACATCTGTTACCTTAGCTTTTGTAGCCATTATATTCTCCTAATTAGTATCTCTGTGTTTTTTGTATTAAGAATGAGAGGGGGCCGAAGCCCCCTCTCAAAGGGGGTTACTTAGTTGGTTTCTGCGATAACTACAGACTGATCGGTGATCAGACCTAGACCGTAGATTGAGTACCAAGCAAGTGCATGCTCACGACCGAAGTCAAGGATACCACCATCGCGCAGTTCAACTGGCAATGAGATAGCGTGACCAAAGGCGTTGTCACCAATGAAGATTGCTGAGTAACGGTCGTTAGAACCATTACCAACCTTCGTTGCTGGAGTGGTGTAGCCACCGCCAGTTGGGTAAACAACGTTAGCTACTGCTGAATCAGCGGTGTAGCCAGCGCCTGCGCCGTTAGCAACCTTTTCAATCTGAGTGGTTTCGATGAATACGGTGTCGTATAGACGGCCGATTTCACCAAGCATGAAGTTACCTGGAGCAGCGTACTTCGTTACTTCAATGAACTCAGGATTGTCGCGGAGCCTGCGGCTCTGGTGTGGATGAACGAACGCAACGTAGGTTTCACCTAGTCTTGGGATGTTCTTGGTTGCAAGTGTTTCAACAGCATCCTTGACCACGTGAGGGGTAAGGTTGTGGTTACCTGTAAGACCGGCACGCGTAGTAGCTACGTTACCTGGCTGGTACCAGTTGTTGATGTTGCTATCGGTACGATCGACGCCAGCAACAGTCTTAAGGATGTCTTCACCGTAGATCTTTGAAGAACCCTGCATCAAGGTATCGCGTGCCTGACCATCAAGGTACAGAGCCATGTTGCGACCAAGAAGACGTGAAGCCGAAGCCATAACATCGTCGAAGGATGCGTTCAGAAGAAGCTCTGAAACTGCAATTGCGTAGCCATGCTCAGCAACAGTGATAGAGAACTGCTGTGCTGTCAAAGCTGCTGTTGACATACGTACACCTTCAACAAGGGCTGAAGCAGCACCAAGGTTGTTGTAACGCATGAAGTTGATCTGAAGACCAGGGGCAACGCCTAGTTCAGTCTTCTTAACCGCAAACTGCTCGAAGCGCAGAATTGGCATAGACTGGAAAAGGATTTCCTTGGACCAGATAGTCTGGATTGACTGCGTAAGCTGCGAGTTTGAACCCGAGTACGCGGTTGGTGATGCGGCTAGATTGCCGGATCCGGTAATGGCTGCTGCCATGTCGTTTGCTCCTTAAAGAGAGTGGATGGGGTTATGGGTAGGATTACCCGAAGAGACCTTGGCCGCGATCTGAAGCTGCTTTTCCAAGAAGCTTCCCACGGTTTTTTGCGTAGTCACTCACCGACATGGAGGCAATTTGCTCTGCCGTGAACGATTTTTGGTCCGAATTGGTGTCCATAGGTCCTGACGGAGGTGATGTTACTCGACTTCCAGTCATTTCACGACGTGCAGACGACATTGCCTGCTGCGCCGAATCAAGGATACGCGATGAACGTTCCTTGAGCCCTGCGATGCTCTCCTCAATTTCATCAGGTGTGTTACCTGTAATCAAGTCAATCAGCTCAGGAATAATACTTTCGCGTTCTTGTTCAAGACGCGCATTGCGGTAGTTCTGAAGTTCACTAAAATTACGCTCAGCATCTAGAAGTGCGAAAGCCTTTTCACGTTCTTCACGCTCAGCTTCTAGCTGTGTAGCCCATTCTTGTTCCTTCTTAGTTAGAAGTTCACGAACATCCATTTCTTCTTCAGCCCGACGCTTAGTCTCGGCTTCAGCTTCTGCCCGCAAGCGTGCCTCTTCTTCAAGACGAGACTCGCGCTCCTGGCGCAAAGAAGACAGTTCTTCCTTCAGAGATTCAATCTGAGGGTAGAGCTTAGATTTTTCTTGTTCACGAACTCTATGAAGATCAGCTTCCGAGTATGCCTTGGCCACTTCTTCAGCAAAAGATACTGCGGGGGTTTCTTCAGTTTGCTCTACGAACTGAGCATCACTGCTCAATACATCGTTTTCGCTCATGGTAATTTATTCCTTTGTGTAATTAGGTCGTTTTCCAAATTAGTAGCACGATAGACCTGCGGATTAGTTATGTATATAGACCACCACATAACAAGTTATGTGTCAGCCTAAACTTTGTTTTTACTTACCTTCTTCTGGTCCTGGACCACGACGTTGAGGAATTTTTGTTCCGTACGCCCTAGTGACTAGAGAAGCTTGTAGTTGTTCAAGCGTCTGCTGCTCGAACGGAGTAGGACCTGGAGGTGGTAGTAGTTCACCATTAGGTCCAGGAGTAGGAGGTACTGGAGATCCATCAGGCATCATTCCAGTTAGAGACATGATTGCAGAGTTGATTTGTCCCTTAAGCAAGTTCAGTGCACCATCTGCTGTGGCATCTTCAATGAGCTCAGAACGAATCTCTTCAAGCTTTTCATTAGGGAATTCTTCTCCCAATGATCGTAGTGCACCTTCACGGCTTTCAAGACCCATAGTCATCTTAGTCTGAATTTCATTAAGAACAATTAGCTTATCAAGTGGCAGTGGCTGAGCAAAGTGTGCAAACGTCTGGTAAGTCAACGGATCTGTAGGATCAAGTTGAGGATACTGACCTTCCTTGATTGGTCCATTAAAGTTTGGATTCCAGATAAATGTTTCTGGCTCTTTAAATGCAAGCGTGCGCATTACCAAGCTGTTGATTTGTTCAAGGCCCTTACCGTACTGAACAATCTTCTGCTGGAAGCGGTTCATCAATGGCTGGAACTGGATAGAAAGCGCAACACCAGAAGTATTAGAGATTGGAACCATCTGACCAAGAGCAGTTTCTGGCACACCAACCATTTCATGCATAGCACGCTTTACAACTTCTAGGTACTGAATAGCCCCAGCAAGACCAGAGCCACCACCCTCAAGGTTGAATACGTGAGCATCCTTAGGAAGACCACCCCAGATCTTCTTAGCACCCTTTTCAAGGTTAGAAGACTTAGCGCCAGTAATAATTGTAATTGGTGCTGCGTGGTAGTTAACAATGTCAGCTACGTCAGTAGCTACTTCATTGTAGTTTCTATTAAGAACGATAATATCGTGGCAGTCTGCAAGACCCCAAGGAGAACCAGATACAAGAACATTTGAGATATGTACGACTGGAATGATACCCAATGGGTTAGGACGTGAATCAATAAGCTCATCATTGACATATTCTTCAATCATGTCGTCTGTGAGGATTTCAGTGTAGGTGTAAACCTGGCGAGTACCTTCTAGCGATGTTCCCCAGAAACGGTACTTGAGCTTGAAACGAATCAAACGGTTTCTATCATGCGGGTGGAACTCAGGGAAAGCAAAGGATGAGTTAAGTGGAAGGATACGTACACGCCCTGGGTGGATAGCGCCCGTACTGTCTTGCCAAGCCTCTTCGTAAGCAACCTTGACGAAGCAGTCACCTGATACGCCGCCTTGCTGACCCATTTCCCAAAGTACGCCGTGCTTGTTGTTGTCTACTTCCCATACTCGCTTGAGTAGGTCGGGGACGATAGCTTCGGTTTCTTTAGGGCTACGGAACTGAACTCCGCGGCTAAAAGTAAAGTTAATAATGTAATCCGTGAATGCACGGTAGTAGTTGTATACCATCTGGGTTTCACCGATCTCACGACGGTAGCTCCAGTGATGGCCAAGGTACATGGCCCAGTTAAGGGAATATCTATTTAGTCTTGGTCCGTGGACTTCAAACTCTTCATCCGCCAGCTCGACAAGTCCCAGTGGGGAAATGGAGATAGTAAGGTCGGATGAAGCGGCCCTATAGGACGGTGGGCTAAAGTCAATGCTCATGCCTCACGTCCTTCCATATTAATAATCATAATTGCCCTCTTACTAAAGAAGATTTGATTTCTTCTTTTTTCGTTTTAAATCAGAAGCCTTGCGCTTCTCTCTATCTTTTTCTTCTTGCTTGTAGTCCCTAAGCTTAGGGTCTACTTCTTCTTTAGAACTTACAAACCCACCCATGTAAAGCTTGCCAATACCTTCATTTGCTGCAAAGTTTGTTTGCCCAGGCTTAGCATGATGAATCGCTTGCTGCATTCTCTTAATAGAATTATATAGCAAAGGATTCTTAGGTACTAACATAAATGTCCTAAAGAGTAGCTGCCCAGCCCCAGAGAAGGGGTATGAGGCTGGGTAGCCACTGCTTAATTAGTCTACTACGGTTGCTGGGTTTAGACGGGTGTAGTGTTCGCCAGAGCGGAACTCTTCTTCGAAAGCGAGTTCAGCCATATCGCTGAATGCACCTTCTGAGAAGTTGCCCAAGTATGTTGGGGCTTCTACCCATGCTGCTGAACCTACGTGAGCACGCTCACGCATGGTCTCTTCAGGGAACTTTTCAAAGACGTTCTGGTTGTGGTTTGGACGACCAAGCGGGGTAATGTAACCCTGCGATGCGCCGTTCTCAAACTCCTGTGGGACGTCAGTGTCAGTTGCTACGCCTTCTTCAAAGCGAAGTGGTCCACGAAGACCAGGTTGTGCAGGACTAAACTTGCGTTCGTACGAAACCGGAGTTCTTTCTGGGAACTGTGGTGCCGGACCGATTGTGCTTGCCATAATTTCTCCTAATGGATTGAGGATCCTCACTTATGAGTTTCCTATTAATTTGCCTAAATGTCGCCCTAAACTCTAAAAATTAAAAGAAAGGATTAGAACTTACTTCAACAGAGGGCATAACTAATTCTTGTGTCATAGCGCATGCGATAGCCAATGAGTCAACAAAGTCATCATGTGCATGTGCCTCATCCGGTGCGGCCACTGTGAAGTTTGGACCCTTGTAGTGAACTTCCGCGTCAACCATTTGTTGGTTAAACCGCTTCCACACGCGTAGACGACGGGTTTTAGCATGAGCAGGCCAAGCAATCATACGTCGTTGAATAAGAGCCTGTAGGTGCTTAAATCGGGTTGACTGCTCTGTAGGGCTACTTGTTAGGGCCACTACCTGAGCACGAGGTAGCATGATCTTAAGACGCTGGGCTACTGCATCGCCAACACCATTAGCGTCGATTCCTACAGAGAGTACGTCATATGCCGACAGAAAGTTTACTATCTGGTAGTACTGGTCTTCCCAGTCATCACCCTGAATCTCAAGCCAATTGAGAACTCTATGATCATAGAAACCAAACTCATCTGGACGATCCCAGTCAACCCAGACCACTGTGACCACTGTGCTGTCCATCTTACGAGCGGGGTCAATACCAACAATTACAGGGGAAGTATGCCAGCTCTTAACTAGCTCCTGAGATGTGTCACCCAAGTCTTCCATAACAGAGGATGTAACGAACATTCCTCGTTCAAGCAACCACTTGCAGTTGTATGACATCTGGAACTCATCAGAGTCCTCGCCAATGCGAAGCATTTCTTTCTTAATAAACTTGCCGTAGTTATTGTTAAAACGTTCTACGTCACGCCAGTCCCACTGGTAGTGGTTTTGCTTGGAGTTGCGTCCTGTTTGTCGTCGTTTGTTTAATTGAATTGAGCGGTAGAAGTTGTTTTTAGAAGTGGTAGGTGTACCGGTCTTAACCATAGTTGCATTGTAGTACGCACCCATCGGGGAGATAGATTTGGCAACTACGAAGTCATCAGCTTCTTGACACTCATCAATGATCATTAAGTGGAAGGACTTAGACTCAATCTTAGCTCGTGGGTTAGCTGTCATCATCATTGCAGTTGAGCCACTGTTCTTGAGCTTAATGTTTCGGGTTACACCAGGAGT